CCGAGATGCTGTCCAGCGCAACCGACTCGAAAGCCTTGGCCTCGGCGCTCTCGGCGAGCCACTTCCACGCCTCTCTGAGGCTCTCCATGCTGGAGATCTCGATGTAGGGCACCTCGGCCCCGGCGATGGACAGCAGGCCACCCTCGGCCGACAGGACCACCGGCGTGGGCAGGGTGGGTATGAGCGAGGTCTTGCCGGCACCGGCCGCGCCGTAGACCAGCAGTTTCACGCCCTCGGCGGCGAGGTCTTTGGTGCTCTTGAGTTGGATTGCCATTTTGCTACTCCTGTTTGATGGTGACGGGGGGCAATTGGTCGAGGCAGTGGACCTTGAGCCTGATCGCGCTGTTCAGGGCGCGGGTCCGCAGGTCCATGACCTGCTCGCGGGTGAGGCGCTCGGTGCTGGTCCGATACACCTCCATCAGCAGGGCGTGCGCCTCGGCAACGTGGGCGGGGGTGAGGGTCATCAGTATTCCTCGCAAGCGTCTTGGGCCATGATGGCGAGCGCCTTGTCAGCGATCGCATCGATGTCGGCCTGGGTCATGCGCCGTTCGATGTAGGGGGCCGGGTGCCCCCGGTGGTTGCAGACGGTCCAGGACACTTCGGGGCCGTAACCCTCCTCGTACCAAGTCGCCGGGTAGCCGGCGTCGTACCAGTCGATCTGGATGACGGCAACAACGTGAAAGCTGTGGCGCGGCTCGATGAATTCGTAGGTGAAGCTCTCGTACATCATGTTGCTCCTGTGCTGCTCGCTGGTCAGGGGATCTGGCTGCGAGGTGTTGCTATGATGCACGCATCCTGTTAGGCTGTCAACACCTTTTCGCAAGAAACTACACGGGGCGATGAAATGACTCTAGAGGAAATCCGGCGGGCGCTACAGGACCGGCGCTTGAGCATGGTGGCTCGGGCCACGGGGGTGCATCACAACACGCTGGCCAACATCAGGGACGGCAAGGCGTCCAACCCGACCTACCGCGTGATGCACGCTCTGAGCGAGTACCTGCGCCGTGGCGACAATGTCGCTGCTTGATGCAGCCCTGACGTATGCGTCATGGGGCTGGCCGGTCCTGCCGCTGGTGCCTGGGGGCAAGGTGCCCGCCACTGCGCACGGGGTCCACGACGCAACGACCGATCCGGGCACGATCCGGCAATGGTGGGCGCAGCAGCCGACGGCCAACGTCGGGATCGCAGCCGGACGGGCCAGCAGGCTAGTGGTGGCGGACATCGATCCGCGCAACGGTGGCGATACATCATGGGCACGCTGGCTCTCGGAGCATGGTGCTGGCCCTGATGGGCCGATCGCCCTGACTGCCGGCGGTGGCGAGCATCATCTGTATCTGTACACGCCCGAGCTCCGGTCCTGCAAGCTGGCCGACGGGGTGGATCTGCTCAGCGACGGCCGCTATTTCGTGGCCTCGCCCAGCGTCGTCGGTGGGCGCGAGTATGTGTGGGAGGCGTCCAGCGACCCGTTAGAGGGCGTGGCCCCGCCACCCGTCCCGTCGGCATGGCTCGCGGCCTATCTGGCGCGTGAGCGTCGATCCCCGACGACGACCGGCGAGCTACTCAAGGGCAATCGCAACGCGGGCCTGACGGCGCTGGCGGGGGCCATGCGCCGGCACGGCATGGGTGAGTCCGAGATCCTGGCGGCGCTCAGAGTCGCGAACGAAACGCGGTGCGACATCCCCCTGCCCTCAAGCGAGGTCGCCCGTATCGCCGCCTCCGTGGCACGGTATGAGCCCGCGTCCGATCTCGCAGCATCGGCCGCGCTCGGGGATGAGGCGGCAGAGTCTTTGCTTGCCCCCGATCCCGACTGGCTCATCCCGGCCGATACGTTCAGCGAAGCCCCCGCCCCCATCTCATGGCTCATCAAGGGTTGGTTGCAGGATTCGGCCCTGATGATGGTGCATGGCCCATCCGGCGGGGGGAAGACTTTCGTTGTCCTCGATATGTGCCTGCGCCTGGCGGCCGGCATGGCCGAGTGGATGGGCAAAAAAGTGCGCCCGGCCGACGTTGTTTATCTGGCCGGCGAGGGTCATCACGGCCTGCGAGGGCGCATCGCAGGCTGGAAGTATCATCATAAACAGAAATCTCTGGCCATGTGGCTAAGCCGCGCCGGGGTGGACCTGAACACCCCCGAGGGCTACGCAAAAGCCTTGCAGCAGATACGCAAACTGCCCCGAAAGCCGCGCCTCATCATCGTGGACACCCTGCATCGGTTCCTGGCCGGCGACGAGAACAGCGCCCAGGACGCCAAGACCATGCTCGATGCCTGCGCCGGCCTGATGCGTGAGTTTGAGTGCTCGGTCCTGCTCGTCCACCATACCGGCGTGTCCGAGGAGGCCCAGCACCGCGCCAGGGGGTCGAGTGCGTGGCGAGGGGCGCTCGATATCGAGATCAGCGTCATTCCCGCCAAAGACGGCCAGCCCATCCAGATCGTTCAGCGCAAGAGCAAGGACGCGGAGCTAGCCGCGCCCATCTACGCCAGCTTGCAACAGGTGGCCATCCCTGGATGGGTGGATGAGGATGGCGAGCCGGTAACTAGCGCGGTAATTACCGCAGTTACCGCCCCTGTTACCGCCCCCAGCAAGGCCGGTAACAAGCTCGACCAGCACCGCAGGATGTTCGAGAGGGCCTGGTGGGATAGCGGCGCGGAACTGCGCAACGGCGCCCCCTACGTCAGTCGCTCGGCCATGCTGGATTACCTGACGGCCAAGATGGGGCTCAGCGAGGCCAGTGCGCGCATCTATTGCAAGCCCGCAGCAGCAGGGAAACCTATCGCGGCACTGCTCGATGCTCGTATGATTGAGGCTATGGATCACGGTTGGATTGTGATCGATGGTGCTCAGGTAGCATCGATGGTGCTGCAAAAGGTCGACCGGTAACAGGGTAACGGAACGGAATTTTCGGTAATTCTGTTACCGGGGCAAGGGCGTGAAACCGGTAACGTAACGGAACTACTACCTTAGGTAGTTCCGTTCTGTTACCGTTACCAGCGGCAATTCCGTTGTTTATTTGCAACGTTTTAGTGAGTGAGGACTAACATGGATGGGAGTAGCGCACAGGCGAGCACAATCGAACAAGTAAGTTTACAGAACAAGAAACCGATCGGTCGTCCGCCTGCGATTGTTCCGACGGAGCAGGATAGGGTGCGCGTGGAACGGATGGCCGGTTTGGGAATGACCCTTGAGATGATCGGCGCGGCGCTGGCCGAGACTAACGGTAAGGTCATCAACAAGGATGCGGTCGCCAGGATCTTCGCGGATGAGATTGCAAAGGGCCGCGCTAAGGCTGGCGAGAAGATCAGCGCCACGCTGTTCGAACGCGCTATGGGCGGCGATACCGCCTGCCTGATTTGGTGGAGTAAGACTCAGCTTAGGTGGAGCCCAGCTCCCCAAGAAATCCGCATCCAGCAGGACACCCGCGTGAGCATCGTCGGGGCGCTCGAGGCTGCGCAGGCAAGGGTGATCGAGGGGGAGGCCGTGGAGCGCGCCCAGAGGGCGCTAGAGGCGCCGGATGGGGGCGAGTACCAACCGGACGATGGCGACGCGCTGTAGGGGCGTTAAAAAGCCCGCACGGGGCGGGCTGGGGCTAGAGATCGGCCATCCAGACGATGGCCGCGATGATTAGGGCGCCTAGCAGGTAGATCAGAATGGCGCCTCCTCTTGAGTGTGAGGGGGCTTAGGGGGGCGCTTGCCCCTTGCCCCCTTTGCCCCCTTTTGCCCCTCAGGGGGCTTAGGGGCAGGGGAGGGGGGCAGGGGAAATGGGGGGAAAGGCCAGAGGGGGCTATTCATACGCTCGGGCCCGCACGGTGGCCATTTGTCGTTGCGCCCCGGCATCGGTTCGTCGCATGCCGCCTGCCGGCAGGACGTCGGGCGCGTCCAGCGGCCCTCCAAGCATTGCAAAGCAAAGCAAAGGCTCGGACGGACCCAGTGAGTCTCGCCAAATATCCTCTTCGCGGAAACCTTTGCGAACCTGGACGCCGGATCGAAGTGAAAAACTTTGCATGATTGGTTCCTTAAAGGGGCCGCCAGACGAACAGGTCCAGGTAGGCCACGATCACGCCGACGGCCACGACGATGGGCAGGAGAACGCGCTCGGCGAGGGTGGAATCATTACGCTTCATGATGGTCAGTCTCCATAGCCGCCCCGGAGGGCGGCGGTTGGTTAGCGGGGGATGCGCTTCCAGGTTTCGCGGCACACGAACGTGGCCACTTCAATGAGCTGATCGCGAGCGTCGTCCCATCCGTAGACCGAGACGTTCGCCTGGCGGTTGGCGACCCGCGTCGCGCTATTGCGTTGGCGCCACGCCTCGCGGTTGGCCTGCCGCAGCTCGGCCGGCGAAAGCGTTGCGATACGCTCGCTCAGCTTGTCGCAGCCGACGAACACGCCGAGACCGCGCACGCTGAATTGCAGGGGGCCGAAGGTGTATTTGCGAATTTGAGTGTCGTTTTTGGGGCTCATGCCATTTTCCAGGTTCGCCCGGTCGGCCAATCCGTCTGGGCATATCCAGTTGTTAAGCTAGGCTTGGAATCAAGCGACAAGCCAAGCGTCATCACCAATAAAACCTTCCGAGATAGCTTTGCTGAAGGTATTGGATTCGACGTTTTCTTTAGCCTCCCAAGCCGCGACTCCAGAATTAATTTGCTCGTCAATTGAAGCACCATTAATGTGCAAGGTGACGACGCGGCCGGCGGTATCTTGTAAGGTGATAGAGTAATCGTGAGTCATCTTTGCTTTCCTTGTCTCGCCCGGTCGGCCAATCCGTCAGGGCATGGACACATGATAGCACGCTCGCGCACCGTGTCAAGCGCTTTCGCACGCCATCCTGCACGCGCCGTCGCCCACGCGCACGCACGCACGCGCCCACGCTCGAGCTCGCGCAGACGCGCGCGCGCACGCGCACGCACGCGCGCCCAGGCCCGCGCGCCCACGCGCCCAGGCACACGCGCACGCTCAACGCCGACGCGCCGCCGACGCGCCGCCGACGCCCCCCCCGGAGAGGGCCGAGCGATCCGGTGTGCTTGAACGGTGGACCCGCCCGAAATTTTTTTTATTTCCCGCGCCCTCCATTACAATGTGACACAGGAGGTGACAAATGCAACAGATGAAGTACACGCCTGCGGAAGAGCAGGAATTGATGGCCAGGCTTTGGGCGCCGTTGTTGAGGGATGACCCGGAGGCGTTTGTGATGTTTGCGTTTCCGTGGGGTGAGGAGGGCAAGCCTTTGGCGCGTCACAAGGGGCCGAGGGTGTGGCAGAGGAAGGTGTTGAGGCAGATGGCTGAGCACATCAAGGCGAACCGGACGCGGGAGGCTTTTGAGGTGTTTCGGATGTCTGTGGCCTCAGGCAGGGGGATTGGCAAGTCGGCGTTGGTGAGTTGGTTGGTGTTGTGGATGTTGAGTACGAGGATTGGCGCGAGTGTGATTGTGAGCGCCAACTCGGAGGCGCAGTTGCGGTCGATAACGTGGTCGGAGATCACGAAGTGGCTGGCCATGTTGATCAACAGCCATTGGTTTGAGGTGAGTGCGACGAGGGTGATGCCTGCGAAGTGGCTGACGGATCTGGTGGAGGAGGATCTGAAGAAGGGGACGCGGTATTGGGGTGCGGAGGGGAGGTTGTGGTCAGAGGAGAACCCGGATGCGTATGCGGGTTTGCACAATGATGATGGTGTGATGTTGGTGTTTGATGAGGCGTCGGGGATTCCGGATGCGATCTGGGATGTGGCGCAGGGGTTCTTTACGGAGAACACGCCGCACAGGTTCTGGTGTGCGTTTAGCAACCCGAGGAGGAATTCGGGGTATTTCTTTGAGTGCTTTCATGGGAAGCGGGATTTCTGGCGCACGTTCAACATAGATGCGCGGCAGGTAGAGGGGACGGACAAGGCGGTGTATGAGCAGATCATTGCCGAGTATGGGGAGGACAGTTTTCAGGCGCGGGTGGAGGTGTATGGGGAGTTCCCGAGTGCTGGGGATGATCAGTTCATTGCGCCGAGTCTGGTGGATGCGGCGATGGCCAGGGTGCAGTACAAGGATGAGGAGGCTGGGGTGGTGTTGGGGGTGGACCCGGCGCGGGGAGGGATGGACAGTACGGTGATTGTGGTGAGGAAGGGCCGGGATCTGGTGGAGGTGAGGCGGTTCAGGGGGGATGACACGATGACCACGGTGGGTCATGTGATTGATGCGATTGAGGAGTTCCGGCCGGCGTTGACGGTGATTGATGAGGGTGGGTTGGGCTATGGGGTGCTGGACAGATTGGTGGAGCAGCGGTATAAGGTGCGAGGGGTGAACTTTGGCTGGAAGTCGCGCTCTCCTGCGATGTGGGGCAACAAGCGAGCGGAGATGTGGGGGGCGATGCGGGAGTGGCTGCGCTCGGCCAGTGTTCCGAAGGATCGGCAGTTGAAAGTGGATCTGACGGGGCCGAGGGTGAAGCCGGATTCGAGTGGGACGATCTTTCTTGAGAGCAAGAAGGACATGAAGGCGCGAGGGTTGGCCAGTCCGGATGCGGCCGATGCGTTGGCTGTGACGTTTGCGTACCCGGTGGCCACGAGGCAGGCGCGTGACCCTGTCCGTCGCTTGACCATGCCGCAACGGGGTGGTGTCTCAACGTCCTGGATGGGGTCGTGATGGCCAAAAAGCCCGGCCTGTACGCCAACGTCCACGCCAAGCGCGAGCGCATCAAGGCTGGAAGTGGTGAGAAAATGCGAAAGCCTGGTGCTGCGGGTGCGCCGACGGCCAAGGACTTCAAAGAGTCTGCCAAGACGGCCAGGAAAAAGTGATGCCGGGCATAAGCAAAGGGTTTGCAAAGGGGTATTACGGAATCGGACTGCGTTCTGATTTGTATCCTGGCGAAGATGAGTTTTTTCGCAAAAACCCGACGGTAACCGGCATGGCGGCGGACGATGACCGCATCATTTTGAATCCTTACAGCACGTTGTCGGACAGAGAAAAAGAAGCGGTCATCATGAACGAGGCGGCGCGAGTGCATATGCGGCGCAACTTTGAAAGGCCTCAGTTCAACCTGACGCCTGAGCAGGAGGCCAAGTTTAAAAACTACTCGCAAAACCCGGAAGATGTGCGTGCAACCGTGGCGGCGCGTATTCTGTCGGGCGACCCGTCAGCGGGCACGGCAACGCCAGAACAGATGCAGTACGTTCAACGTCTGCGTCAATTCATGGGAGTAAAATGATGCCGCTAGTAAAATCGGCCTCTCCTGCGGCCTTCCGGAAGAAC